GACCCTCTCAACAAAAAACTACTAAAAAATATAATCGACAATGATTATTTTCCAAATCTTCTTTTTTATGGTCCGCCAGGCACAGGCAAAACGACAACTATTATTAATCTCGTAAACATGTATCAGGAAAAGATGAATCTTAAAAACAAGGGTCTCATGATACACCTCAATGCATCAGATGAACGCGGCATTGATATTATTCGCAACCAAATCAATAGTTTTGTAAATTCAAAGTCCCTATTTGGCGAAGGCATGAAATTCGTTATTCTCGACGAGGTAGACTACATGACAAAAACAGCGCAAATTGCACTGCGATATTTATTAAACAACTATAACAACAACTATAACGTCCGTTTTTGTCTGATTTGCAATTATATTAGTCGCATCGACGAATCTCTTCAAACCGAATTTGTTCGAATGCGTTTTAATCAGCTTCCCGAATCAGACATTATTAAGTTTCTCCAAAAAATAAATGAAAATGAAAATCTAAAAATAAAACCAGATATTTTAGTTTCAATTCAAAAATATTTCATGTCGGATATAAGAAGTATGATAAACTATATGCAAACAAATCAAGACCTGATCCACGAATGCAAAATAATTAAAAACGACCTTTGGGTAAAATTAACTACGGATTTCATAAAAAATAAAAAGCATCCTGATATCGTCAAAAAAATAAACAAAATAAGTCGCGATTATAATATCGAACCCAAAAATCTGTTAAAAATATATTTAAATTATGTTATTCGAAATCATAACATAACAAATACAATATTGTATAATATTGAGAATATTATGCATCTTCAAAGTTGCAAAACAGAGCATGTTATTAACTATATTATTTATAAATTGAAGTTATTTTTTGCAAATTCTATGAATTCCGCAAATACGTTATAATATTGAATTATCTTTATGTTTATTTATCACATAAATATAATTGAAGCAAACTAACTTAAAGAAATATACCATAAAATAGATAACCGCACCTATACCACTTATACCAACAAAGTGATTTCAATGGCATGTATCGACGATGAATGGGCGAGCTTTTTATCAGATGGTTCAATTATTTTATCGAATGAAAAAACTAGTGCAAAAAATAATATTAAGAAATCGTATTCTGCCTGTGACAAACTGATTGATAATGCGAATAGTATTCACGATTCGCGAATTGTTAAAAAGTCGAATACGTTACTGCAGGTGCCGTTGGCATCCGCGTCGACTTCGCTTTCTAATACAAATAGTAAAACGATAACAACTACTAAAAAAAATGCACCCAATACATCGAAAAAATGTAAAAAAGGGGTGCATTTAAAAAATAATGATTCTAGTGGAGAAAGTGACGATGACGATGATATTGGCTTGGATCTCGACGTCGACGTGGATATGGATCTGGTCGATATTGCTGAAAGTGCGGTGGTGGGCGTCGCCGCCGCCGCCAACGAAGATATAAAACCGATTTGCACTAATATTTATATTTCGACAAAGACCAAGATATCTTACTTAAATGCACCGGTTGATATTAAAAAGGTATTTTGGAGTATTCCGATTTCACCTTATTCGACACCCCAAGAGTGTGTCATTAAAAAACAAATCAAAGTATCAACAACCGACCCCAACGAAGTGAAAGAAATCAAAGAGTTACTAAAAAATGAAAAATACTACCATGAACAGGAGATAGAACATATTGATAATCCGGAAGGCCGCATTAAATTTAAAGTTCAGACAAAAATCAATATCGGATTATGCAAAAAAGATATTCTAAACTACCGCTGCAAATTGAAGCGCGCGTTTTTCAACTGCTTCGTCCTTATTATGCGCATCAAAGAGCCGTCCAGTGATATATTCAAAGAAATGCATGTCAAAGTTTTCAATACTGGAAAGCTGGAAATTCCGGGAATCCAAAGCGACGAGTCCCTTACACATGTTCTCAACTTATTGATTGGTATTTTGAAACCGATAGTCGGCGACGATATTGGGTATATCCCTGACAAGTGTGAAACTGTGCTCATCAATTCCAATTTCAATTGTGGGTATTTTATTAATCGTGACAAACTTTTCAATATACTGAAGTATAAGTATCGTATTCATAGTAATTACGATTCGTGTTCCTATCCTGGCATTCAATGCAAATTTTACTATGTTCCCGAACTAGGTGCTGACAACCAAACAGGGCAGAAACCAAACCCATTATTGTCTTCAACCTATCCATATTCTATTGAAAATGTAAATGAAATTTCATTTATGATATTTAGAACAGGTAGTGTTTTAATCGTCGGTCGATGTGGTGAAAATGTATTGTATTGTATTTATAACTTTCTCAAGAAACTTTTGGAAACCGAATATCCCGAAATCGGGAACCAACTTAATATACTAGAACCTAAAAAACATAATACAAAACTTCGAAAGAAAACAATAAACGTATTAGAAGAATAATTCATAGTTGATAGTTGATAATTGATAATTGAAAAATTAAGATTTAATTAAAATAATGTAACTATTTTTACATTATTTTTTACATTATTTTTCACTTTTTTTAATCAATATATGTTTTTAATTTAATAACCATTTAAAGATTATTAAATTTGTTTAGTATATAATATGAGTTCTTCAAGTCAATCATCAAATGCTTCGGCTTCAACTTCTGGTGGAGGAAATAAAAACACAGACTCTGCTTATCGTCTCCCTTCCAATGTTTGCCTGCAACACTGCAGTAAACTCGCTATTGTTCAAGACAAGCCCATTATGATGGACTATTGGACCCCTTCCCTTGATAAGACGATTATCATCGGTGTAAAAGATACAGGTGAGAAACTTCTCGTTAAAAGCGAAGATGAGTATACCAGTCCCATTGCAAACATTTACAAGGTAGAGACCGAATATATTATTGTTACTGAGAATTCTATTTATCTTATTTCAAACGAGACTCCTTCCAAAAAGATTAGTAGTTGAAAATCTTAGTTTTAATTATATTTACTATGAAAATAAATTGAACCTTTTTTGTTATATAAAATAATATATAACAAAAAATACACAACAAGTATGAAACATAATCAAAATCTATCTACCGGAACTATTAATACTGCAACCCCAATGCATGAAATGTTTATGAGTTGTCATGGTGCCATGGTGGATGAAAACATTAGTTGCGACTCTGACTCGTCCTCGTCTTCGGTGGCGCAAGTGTATCGCCAACGACACATCAGTAATAAGGACCAGCGTTTTGCAAGCATTGCGCTTGATGAGGCGGCGAAATCGACACTTCTTATGCAGCACGGATGTATCGCGGTTTTGAGCGGGAAAGTCATTGCAAAGGGTTGTAACAATATTCGGTGTCATTCGAAAGATGGACTTCTACATTACCGCAAATGCTGCAGCGCACATGCCGAAATATGTGTCCTTCACAAACTTTGTATTACGGAATTACCGGCAAAAATAGTTCAGAAAATAGTTCTCTACATAGTTCGGCGTTCGCGAAGTGGGGGTATGGTCGAATCTGCGCCGTGCTTTCATTGCACGATTCGTATGAAAAAATTAAATATCAAGGCAATCGTATTTAGCAACAGCGAAGGTGAACTCGAAAAGCGCAAAATGAGCGAATATGATTCGAATAAACTTACTTATGGAGCAAAACGTGTTATTGACCCATCGTTTTATATTCGGTGATGAGGAGGGGGTGTGTTGTGCGATGCGGCGCGGGGCATTGTTATTTCATTTTTTTGGTGGCGATGCATAACCAATAACCGAGCATGCTATTCTTTTTCCTGCATGTCCTGTTATCAAACTATCGGGTTGTCCGCCCAGACCGCAGTCATCCTCGTCCGCGTGAATAATTAATCCGCGGCCAATAATATTTGCCTTTGTTCCGCGCAGGCTAATAAAATCGTCGTAAAAAGTATATTTTGCTTCTCCTTTTGCATTGGTTTTCAGATTGCCAAGGTCGCCTACATGTCGGTCTTTCATGCCCGGACATCCATGTGTCTTATTGTATGGGTTAAAATGCGCGCACATACTTTCACAAGAATCGCTCATGTCGCCGTACTCATGAACATGAAATCCGTGCAAACCGGATGACTTTAAACCAGTCAGCGATACATCGATGCGGACGCGTGACTTGGATGGCTCTTCTGTGAAATGGACAAGGCCATTTATTTTTTTATCGTTGAACACTGCGACGGCGCGAATTGGATTGGACATGTCTTTTGTAAGTTTCATATACTGCATGTGGTTGTGGATGCTTGTGTCGGTTGTATATATAGTTAATATTATATAGTTATTATTATATTATTTTAGACTATAGATTATATATTATTTTATATCGCATTAAAAAATATATTCAACTTATTTTTTAATATAAAATTTTATTTACTTTTAGTTAGGTATCCATTGCGGTATTCAGGGAAACCGATTTTGGCAAGTAGTTGTAGGTGGCGCATCGTGAGTGCCATACTATTTCCTGAGTGTCCGACTTGCATATTGTATTGAACGGACTCGACAACAAGGTCTCCACGACTAAACATAAATCCTTCACCACTGGGTGGTTCATATGTCGACAGGTAATTCCATACATCGATTTTTTGTTCGAGTATTTTGGGATTCTCTTGGGCTAGAACGACTGCATTCATTGCGTCGCGAAGCATATCTGCAGCCCATGAGTCTTTGAGAAACGATAAATCAAGCGCGGCGACTTCTTGGAGTGAGCGAGGATATTTGGCTTCTTCTACAACTTCGACTTCAGCGCGAGGAGTAGGAGGAATCTCGGCGTCAATATCTTCAGCAGCTATGATAGCAGCAGCAACGAGTGTTTCGATACCGATGGACATTTCAGGATTGTGGGCGTAGGGTTCGGGGTCTTTGGACGTTTGAATTCTCTGTATTCGATTTATTAGCTTTTATTTGTTTCAATTTTGCGGAGTGGTGGGGTGGGGAATACATATATTAAATATACATAAATAGTTAGTTATGTTAATATGTATCACGCAACTATGCAAGTAACTAAAGATTATAAAATAAATAGTAAAAAATATAAAACCATAGGTGATTTATTAAAGGCGCCACCTAGAAGCATTAAATGTGTATGTTCTAAATTAGAAGATAAAGCAGCAAAAGAGTATATAGTAAAATTATTACTACCACAAATCAAAATGAGTGGTAATATGACAAATCGTATTAAAATTTTAAACTCATCTTGTATATCTGAATATATTTTATCCAATGTTTTAAATATTATATCGCGTATACCAAATCAAATAGTTAATATTATTGACAAAAATATTGCTAATGATATTATTACACTTATATATGATGTTAATCCTTCGATGTGTGGAACATTTTTTGATTATGTTGTTCGAAGAATAATAGCAGAAATCAAAAAAGAAAAATTTGAGGACGAACGCATGAAAAATATAATAAGACATTATAACAACGACGATAGTTACAACGACGATAATAACAATGAGTATATTTTTAAAGAAATAAATTTTTTACAATACGACCTATCTAAAAAAATGTGGTGGTTTCGTTCTAACGATATTACATATGGATGTATACATAAATATAAAGAACCTATAAAAAGTGAATCAACAAAGTTACCATGTTGTTTGCTTTTTGGCGATGTATTTCAATGTATATTGAAAACTGATAGTTACATGAAAATTATACATAATGCCAAAATTTGTTATATATTTAATCTAGAATATATGGAAGAACTAGACTACTATCCAGCACATACTTGTAAATATTCAATGGGTAATCCAACTGGTGATATAAGTGTTGATGGACATTATAATTGTAACTATCCTGTATGTAGAGTCGAATCATACAAAAAAATAAAAGATACTATAAATTATAAAACTAAAGATATTATTCCGGAAATTTTTATTAGTTCAATTTGTCATAGCGAATCATTTATAGAATGTATGCAAACTCCATCATGTATAAATATGAAAACATTCGGTAAAATGTATTCAATTATTTCGAGTGAAGTATTTTTAGAAAATCTTACACAACATATAATAAATCCATTAATACAATATTTTACAAATTATATTTGCAATAAACCGGTATTATTAAATCCTATGTTAGGTGGTATATATGAATATTCTATTCCTGCTGATTGTGATCTTGTAATAGGCGATGCATTAATAGATATTAAATGCACTATTGGTGATAATAGTTCTTATGAAATTATGCAGTTACTTGGATATTCAGCATTACTAGAAAATAATCCGGCTTATAATAAAAGAATAAATCAAATTTCAATATTGAATTTATTAGAAGGCAATATTCTATTTTATGACACTTCTCATATTAGCAAGCAACAATATTTATCATTTTTGAAAATCCTTACACAAAAGTGATATAGTTAATTTATAAAATACATTCTACTTTTACTCCTTTTGAATTGTAGATCCAAATTTCATAATTATATCCTAACCGCTTCCCTGCTTTTTGCTTTTTGAATATATTGTCATTCTTTTTTTCAGCAGTCCATGTTGATTTAACTTCAATGCATTTGTTTTGTGATGAAATGAATATATCTACAAAATGCCTATGTTTATTTCCTTCGTCATCATCATACCATATTTCAGGAACAGAACCTGACCCAGTTATTATTTCTTCTTCGTTAAATACTTTTACAAGTTCATCAAGTGCATAATGTTCATAACCTTGAACATGTATTATTTTACCAGATGGAAGTATATAGTCTTTTCTGGAATATGATGCTTTTGACATTTTTTCAGCAACTTCAGCATTTTGTGTATGATGTTTTACATTATATTTTTTTAAACAAGTTTCTTTACCTTTTTCTTTGACTTCTTGTGATTGTAACGAATATTCAACACCAAAGTTTTTTAAACAAGTTGCTTTGCTTTTTTCTTTAACTTCTTGTGATTGTCCTGGATATTCAACACCCAATTTTTTTAAACAAGTTGCTTTCATTCTTTCTTTAACTTCTTGTGATTGTGATGGGTGTTCAACACCAAAGTTTTTTAAGCAAGTTTCTATTTTTTGTTGTTTAATTGTGTCTAATTGTGATGGATTTTCAAAACCCAAATTTTTTAAACAAGTTTCTTTAACCTTTTTCATTACTTCTTTATTTTGTAATGGACTTTCAACACCCAAATTCTTTAAACAAGTTGCTTTACTTTTTTCTTTAACTTCATATGATTGTCTAGGATTTTCAACACCATATTTTTCTAACCAAGTTGTTTTCATTTTTTCTTTAATTTCTTGTGATTGGAATGGATTTTCAACACCATATTTTTCTAACCAAGTTGTTTTCATTTTTTCTTTAATTTCTTTTGATTGGAATGGATTTTCAACGCCATGATTTTTTAAACAAGTTGCTTTAACCTTTTCTTTTCTTATATTTTTAGTACATTCTTTACAATATCCATTAATTTTATATAAATTTCTAAACGTTTTATCAAAAATATTTACACAATCATGTGTTAAACACTTTCCTTTTATTCGTATATCTCTATTTACTAATTCGCCAGAATAATCCTTCAATAAAGTAATAGTATTGTCGCTACAAAGTTTCATGAGTAGTTCAAGATTATAATTAATTTTTTGAGCCATTTGTATTTGTTGTGCGTGTGTTTGTTTATAGTTATAAATATAATATAATTATAAATCAATTTTATAATAATCCATGTCTCGACAAAAATATATTCTCCACATAATATATACTATACATTCTAGAATAAAATGACAAGTAATCAAACCTACAACGTGGCCCGTGGGCTCGTCCGTGCATATTCCACCGGTGGGGGTGCACGCCGCATTATTTTTACAAATAATGCTTCTGATAATAGTAGTGTAAACCGATTCATTCCCGGGTCAGGTGTAGGCGGAATGAATCGGTCTGTTCGCCGTTATCAATATCGTCACGCGACTTCTTGTGAGACTGCTTCCGGAACCAAGCGCGGAGGTGTATGTTTCCAGAATTAGTCGCGATTCGGTTCACTGCATTTTATCACTTCAAAATATTGTATATCTTGAATTTATATAACCCGTATAACACTATCGAAACTAACGCCATATAACTTGTATAATGACACCATATACTAGCATTTGAATCTGTCTTTAGTCCATAAAAAAAACCGAATATTGGTAATACGCATATAGCAATAATAGATTTATACGAAATATCCCATAGTATGAATAATGGAATAGCTAATATAATTAACCATAAGTAATAATTAAATATTCCACGCATTGAATATTTTTTTTGGAAATTTTGTAACCACCAGTTAAGATGGCCTTCTGGTGTAACGATAGTGCAATATTTTTGTGGATCTTTATAGAAGTATATCAAAAATGAAACTATAATTATAATGCTGTATAGGGCGATAAATAGTTTCCTATTTTTGCCACATTTTGACCATGGTTTTACAAAGAATGACCCTAAAATTATTCCCATGGGTTGCATTAATAAAACAAACGGAATAAGGGTTAGTGTGATTACCTTATTCATAGTCGTGCAAGATTTACGCGGATCGGTAAGCCATAGTAATAGTTCCGCAAATTGCATTCCACACCATCCAACCATAATTAAGCCTATC